GATCCATTTTCCAGTTCTAGTGATTGCTTGTTCCAGGATACAATACCCTGTTGCATCCATTTAGGCAAGTTTTCGTAAGCAAGTTGTAACCTTCCTAAAAGGTCCTTAGCCGTGGATGCTTTGTTTGCAAGGATAGCAATATTAACATTGTCATTAAAGACAGCATAGTGTAGCAAGTATGAAACCACAGTGGTAGACTTACCAGTCTGTCGTGGCATCTTACAGATATTGAACCTGTTCTTATGGAAGTTCTTTACAAGTTTCTCTTG